AATATTTGTATATAAGTGTTGCAATTACCGTGTCGATGTGTATAATACATAGTGTTAGATAAATAAAGCAAACCAACAAAGGGAAAAAACGATGATTACATTTAAAAAGATTACAACTGACAGATACAATGAGTGGCTTGCGCCTGCTATTGGGAAAGAGTTTATTTACATCAAAGAGTATAAAAGCAACAAAGGCACTTTCGATATTTTTGTTTATAACCCATCTTATGGCACTGATTATGTTGGAACATTCAATGACATCAGCAAGGCAAAACGTGAAGCAAATAGTCAATATGAAATATTTGAATGGTTGCAAAAAAGAGATGAGAACGCATTACCAGACTTTCCAACAACTGACACCTTAAGATCACTGTCAATTATTTCCAACTGACGAGATCAGATAGTCACTGATCGAAACCCCTCCGGGGGTCTTGGAAAACTAAATAAACCAAAGGGAAAAACGATGAAAGCAACATTAACATTTAAAAATGCAAGTATGGCAAAACATTTTGCTTCATATTGGGCTTACAAAACTTCGATGGGAAATGATCAAAGCGAAGTCAAAAGTGATGGCACAAGAGAAGTAACTGTGTATCACGTTACACCAGAAAGAAAAATATTAATCGAAAATTATATCAAGCAAATGAATAGTGTTTAAATTTATGAGGGTTGCGACCCTCATTGATGTAAACATTAAACAAACCAAACAAAGGGAGAAGTAAAATGGGAACAAGAAGTAGAATCGTTTTAGATAGAGCAGAAAATTTCAAAGCAAGTAATCTGATGTCTATGTATTGTCATTATGATGGATACATGGAATACACCGGTAAAATGTTGTTAAACAAGTACAATGACGAAATAAAAGTAGAGTATTTAATAACACATGTAGGTGGTTATGCATCGTGCTTAAAAGAAACGAAAGAGCAAACAAAAGAAGAAAGCGTACACAATGATCCAATAAAATATTTCGACAGTGAAGAACAATTGATGGAGCATTGTGATGATTCCGATTTAGAATTTATTTACCTTTTTAAAAACGGGGTTTGGTACGTTTCACAAAGAAACAGTGTTGTTTTAGAAGATCGATATCAAGGGTCTTACTATTATTACTGGACTAAGTTTGTCAAACTAGCCGATCAAAAAGAAGTGCAACCGAAGCCTGAATTGAAGGTAGTGCACTAATGTTTAACATGAATTCAAACCAAGAGGTGAAGCCATTTGACCTAGAGTCGATGGCTCATCGCAAGGTGAAGTACATCTTGCAAAAACAAAACGATTTATGTGAAGCGTTTAGGGATAGAGTGTTACCCGAAGATTGCACAACCCTGGAGCAAGTCTTATCATGGGTAGATCACATCGAATCGTGTGAGTTAACAGTAGGTGAATATTTGAAGGAGTATAACCTGTGAATAACGTGGATAAGTTAAAGATGGCATGGGAGAAGCCAACCATCAAAGACATAACAAAGGAGGAGTATGATGAACGCAGAGCTCGTTTTCATGCCGCACAAGATAGAAGAGTTGCAAGGCGCCCTCGATGACGCAGTTGAAGAGGGACGGCAACGATTTGATTTTGAGGGTAGAGACTTTACGACTAGCTATGCAAAGCAATTGCTAGAGTACGTCAAGCGTCATTGTTCGACGTGTGATTTTTAGCCTGTTGTAGTTTTTCTGCATACGCTTCGAGATCATCGTTAAACATCTGTTCCCACCATTGGCCGTAGGTCATACGTTTACGATAGTTCATGCGCCCGCGACGATTCCAAACATAACGGGCGGCATGGTATTTTTTTTGTTCTTGCCAAATCTCTTCTTGTTCGCGAGACTCTTCCTTACTACTGTAAATCGGACACATCAAACTCTACATTTTCTGGTAAGTTAAACGGCCTAAACTCTTCACCGTCTTTCACCCGCAGTCCAAGCTTCAGCGCTTGTTCATTACGAGACACGCCGTATTGTATCGCCTCTTCTGACAAAGTGTACACGCCATAGACATAAGGATGCACCTTTTCTTGCGCTAAAAAGAAAAACTTATCAGCACGCAGGTTCACTGCGCGACATGCCGTGAGATAGTAAGCCGCTTGTTGATAGTAACCAAAGTTGTTGATCGCAGATCGGAAACCACGGGGCGAGGCATCGCGACATGTTTTAAGATCCCAAATGTCTGTGCCAGTATACCAATCCAGTCGCGCCTTACAGGGCTGAGTGGCCCAATAAAAACAAACAGTAAGCTCGACCTTATGATCCGCGTTTGGTATGTATTTTTCGACTACCTCACGCCGCTCCATGCAAATGTCATACATATCTTTTTTCACAGCCGTGCGATCACCCACAGACATAAGCCAATCAGAGTATTGTTCCTTGCCGGCCTTTGTTCGGCGATCCAGTTCTGGCGCTATTACAAACTCATCATCGAACTTATCGTGCTCCAAGAACACCGTGTGCTGTACACGACCCTCCAACAGGGCAGGACTTTCGGTTAATGGTTTCTGGTGTTTCCATGAGTATGGACACTTGATTAGCGTTGTCAGATCGTGAGATCGCCACGCGGGTATGCTTGCATAAGTCTCGTAATCGAGATCTTCATAGATTCCTATTTGAAATTTCATTGTTTTCTCCCTTTGAATAAAGCCAGTGTTCGGACACTCGCACTGGCAACGAGCAGGGTAGGAAGAGAACGATTATCAACCTTGTCCTTTGGACACGACCGCTATTAGTCGATCCAAATATTGTCGGGCTTTCAACAAATCCTGCACGGGATCTTCAGGGTTCTTTTTATCAAACCGTGCCAAATACTTGATTACATTACCTCGTATGTACCCTACATCTTGTTCGTAACCAAGTATCTCGCTTATCTGATCCCAGGTTTGTCTGCCCTTATTACTTGTGTAATGAGACGGCTCAACAACCTGATCTTTAGAACGGGATGTCGTCATCTACAAACGGCTCCTCCGCTTTCGGCTCTATCACTTTCGCCTTGGTACCACGACCTTTTTCTACTGCCGCTTTATACTCAAAACAAGGCTCTTTGCCTTCATTCTCATCACCTGCGATTGATGTCTTCATAAACCGTGGTAGATCCTCAAAGATATCGCACATTCTTTTTGACTCAGGACATGACTCACCTTTAAACTCTTTGACATATTCCTCAAGATCAAACGTCACGCACTCATTATGCGTTGGCATTTTCTTACTGCCACCTTCCGCCGCATACACTCCCATCACTTTAGCGTTACCGTTTTTATTCTCACCGACCTCGATGGTGCAAGAAACACCAAGTATGTTAAGCATATCAAATGAGTCTAACTCAGCCTCTGTAAACGGTTTGTTACGCCACTGCTGTAAATGCTGACGTAGCTTTGCTTTTTCATTCAAGCTTTTAGTATACTTATTAAAGATTGACATCGGACGTCCTTCGGCAGTCTTCACATCGGGAGTTTCAAAAAATAAATAAATGCTCGTTTTTTTGCTAACTTCACCCATGTATTCTTCCATGTTCGTACCGACATCCACAATCTTGTAACAAGTCGCTTGATAGTTACCTGGCGGTAGTTGTTCGTAACCTTCTCCGCCACTTCCCTGATCAACGATTATTGCCATTTTTTAAATACCTCTTTTATTTGTGTGAATATCTGTATATTATTGCAAAAGTTTGCAATGAACGAAAGGGTAAAGGATGGCGATAAAAATATCAAGTGGATCGTCGAAGAATTTTAAACGACCACTGACACAGGACAACGTAACAAGTTTTATAGACTTCTTAAAAAACAATGGCTTAGAGCTTGCTGAACCGCTAAATGAGCACGGCAGGGGCAAGTGTTATTCGGAAGCCGGCGGAAGAGATAGGCGACTAAAGGGTTGGTATTATTTCTTTTTGCATCAAGAATATCCGTTTGGTGCTTGCTTTGACTGGCGCGCCGGAGATGCACCGCTTGCACAATGGACGGCTAATCAGAAGGGAGAGATTACCCCGGAGGAACAACAAAAAGCCGCGCAAGCTGTGATAGAAGCAAGGCGTGAGTATGAGAAGGAACTGGCAAAACAACACAAAGAAGCGCAACAAGAAGTATTAAAGATCTGGCAATCATCACCTGAGTGCACAGACCATCCTTACCTAACCAACAAGAATGTCATCAGTCATGGTCTACGCGTCAGCGAGGGCCCAGACTACGAGGGCTATCTGTTGATACCTTATCGAGATGAAACCAAACAAATTGTCACGCTATCGTACATACCACCGGATGGTGGGCAGAAGTGGTGGCACAAGGGTGCGAAGCGTAAAGGCACCTGGGCGGTGATCGGCGCGAACCTATTGCAACAAGCGCCGACACGCGTTAATTATGTAGAAGGGTATGCGACAGGTGCATCCTGGTTTGATTATGTTGAACAACAAGAGCCAGTCATTATTACGGGTGATGCCAACGGTATGAAAGAAGTACCGAAGACCTTTCACAAATGGTTTCCAAGTGCTACCCATGTGTTCCTAGCAGATAATGATGAATCAAACACAGGGCAAGAGGCGGCAGACTTTGCGGCGAACTGGATCAAGCAACAAAACGGTAAGGCAGAGATCAAGTTACCCGAAGAGCAGGGACTAGACTTTAACGATGCGGTAAACCAGTTGGAGGGTGAACTCATTGTCAAAGAAGTGCCGATGGATACACAGGAGGTGGATTTCGCAAGAAATAAACCCGGTGGGCGCATTATGGCAACGACAGAGAACTACCGCACATTGTTCGAACAATCTAATATCGACATACGCTACAACGTAATCAGTAAAGAGATGGAGATACAGATACCGGACATGGAGTTTATTCATGATCTTAGTGAGGAGGCGCAACTTGCGGAACTAGAGAACCGGTGTATCCAAGCGTTTGTACCAGAAGGTAGGATGCTCAAGAACATACCGTTACTTGCTAGAGAATATAACCCAGTGAAAGAGTGGATCGAATCAAAGCCTTGGGATGGCGTCAGCCGCATACAAGATTTATTAGACACAATTACAGCAGAGGATGAACAATTAAAAAACATACTCATGAGCAAATGGCTGATGGGATGCGCGGCAGTAGGTTGTCAGGAGCGCGGAGCAAACCTAGAGGGCGTTCTGATATTTCAGGGTAAGCAAGCAATTGGTAAGACATCCTGGATCAAAAGCTTGTTGCCTAACAACGAATGGTTTTTAGAAGGTGCAACGCTTGATCCGTCAGACAAAGATAGCGTGAGATCTGTGTTATCTCATTTCATTGTGGAGCTCGGAGAGCTAGGCTCAACCTTCAAAAGAGATATAGATAAGCTCAAGGCATTCCTAACCAAAGCGAAAGACGAGCTAAGATTGCCATACGGCCGAGCATTCTCGCGCTACGTGCGTCGCACAGCATTCTTCGGATCAGTGAATGAACGCGAGTTCCTCGTTGACAGCACGGGGAATCGGAGATTCTGGACGGTGCGCGTGCATAAGATCAACTTCAAGCACAACATCGATATGCAACAGTGTTGGGCAGAGATATGGCAGAAAGCACAAGCTAGTAACAGCAACTGGTTTCTTACCTCAGAAGAGAGAGATATGTTGCAGAATAGTAATGAGATGAGTAGGACAACAACTGCAGTTGAAGAACTAGTGTTGCAACAAGTGCGATTCGATAGCAAACTAACACAACCGGTGCAGATGGTTCAGCTACTAAAAGATCTTGGTATTGCGAATCCACGGGTCACCGATTTTAAGGAAGCGGCTAGGGTATTACATGAAAAAGGGTACAAGCCGCGTAAGTCGAATGGTAAGAAATTGTATGATTTGGACTATAAACCAATTAATGATGAGGACTTTAAAAGCAGAACTTGGAATGAAACCTAGTACCCTGTGTACCCTGTACCCTGTTTTAGAGGGTAGAGGGGAGGGTAGGTTATATATTCTTAACGACTAAATATATATATTATATATAGTATATAGGGGTAGGGGTATCTATAGGACGCTATATAATTGTTCACTAGTGAAACCCTGTGCCTTGTACCCTGTTTAATAGGAGGACGATATGGAAGAGCAATCACTGTACGCTAAATGGAAAGATGAGAACATAGAAGAGAGACGTGCGTGGGGATTAAGACAATTGACTGAGCACGAACTGAAAGAGACGTTTGAAGAGGTAACGAGTAAAGGATGGTATCCAAGAACCCAGGCGGCAGACCAAAAAAAGAACGTGAGCCATTAGTTAAAACGCCAAGCGCGTTTCCAATTGATGAGGAGTTCGAGCTAACCGAGATGCAAGCCGCGTTTGTTTGGCATTACACCGAAGGTGCGTGCGGGCAAACGGAAGCGGCGAGACGTGCGGGCTTTTCTTACCCGGCAAGTGCCGCAACGAAAATGCTCAACGGCAAGTCGTTTAAGAACGTAACGCGAGCGGTTCGCATCAAGCAAGATGAGTTGCGCGAGAAGTATGCGATAACACCAGAGAAGACTGGCTCGATGTTGTGGAAGATAGCAGAGACAAGTTTCGAAGCGGGACATTACAACGCGGCTGTCTCAGCAATCAAGGAGTTGAACCAGTTGGCAGGCCTGAACATACACAGAAGCCAAAACCTAAATATCAACGCGAACATTGAGGGCATGAGCAAGGATGACATCAAGCAAAGACTTAACCAGTTGCTAGGTGCAAAAACAGATTACGATCCAAAAGATTTTTAGGAAACAAAATAAAATATTACATGCGTTTAAACCTCGTAAGAGGCCTCTCTTACTGCAGTCGCCAAAAATCGGCAAAACTGCAGGCCATAAGCAAAAAAACACGTCAAATCGCACGTATGGGCGCATAAACGCGTGATTTTGCACGCATCTGAGCCAACCCTCTGAGCAGAGGGGATACTAGGGACTCTATTACGTTTGGAAAACGGTCAGAATTGGTTATTATTTGATCAACCCCGTACACCCCAAATGCGTGACAGCGCATGTCGCATAGCTATAGCTGAGTTTGGTACATTCAAAAACTAAAAAAACTCAACGCGAAACCCTTTTATCGGTTACAATGCGGGGCATGACTGATTCACGCAAGAAGGGCGCGGCGTTTGAACGACAGATTGTCAATCGCTTGAATGATTTTTTCGCGTCTCACAACCTGGACATTACGTGCAAGCGTAATCTCGATCAGTATCAAAGCGCAAACCTTTGTGATATTGAGATACCAGGCCATGCGATTGAATGCAAGGCTTACAAATCTGGTTGGACATATCAAACCGCTTGGTGGAATCAGGTCTGTGGTGCCGCAAAAGACTTGACACCCATATTGATTTGGAAATTCAACAACAAACCTATTCGTGTCACGCTACCCCTATACGCCATAAATCCTACGTTTGAGAAAAAGAATCATAAGGTTGCTGTTTTGACGTTTGAGGAATGGCTAGATATACTTTTTCTTAATTATTTCAAAGACAAAGAGGTTTTGATATGAAATGGTTTAGAAAAATGGTCAATTTCGTGACCAAAAGCGAAGACGTTACAGTGCGTAACCGCAACGCTAAAGGTCAATATGTGGCGGATGATAAATCCACGCCTAACAAAAACGAAGCTTATAAGACGGTACGCCGCAAAAAGAAAGCGAGCAAGTAATGGTCTGGGAGTATTCGTGCACACCCGTCAGAGTGATAGATGGGGACAGTCTTATTGTGACAATCGATTTGGGTTTTCATATACAATTCAACACATCCGTGCGTTTATATGGTATAGATACACCAGAATCTAGAACGCGTGATCTTGATGAGAAGAAATGTGGCTTGCTTGCAAAAAAATTTTTGGAGGAAGCCGTTAAAAACGGCAAAGATATTATTATCCGCACGCAAAAAGACGAGAAAGGTAAGTTTGGTCGCGTTCTTGGCTCGCTTATTATCGATGGCACTAATATCAATCACAAAATGATAGAAGAAAACCTAGCTGTCGCGTATTATGGACAGAGTAAAGACTCGATTGCTAAAGGTCATTTGGTTAATCGTGAAATTTTAGTTGAAAAAGGGCTTCTTAATCTAGAATGAATGAGCAAAATCCTACTTTTCCCACCGGCGTGCCTGGATTATTCGCTTCTAGGCCCATTCAACGCCCTGAAGAGGAGGATCCTCTACTAACAGCCGCCCAACAAGCCAATATTGGCGGTGGATTTGTGCAAGGCACGGGCATCGCCGATATTTTAGGTCTATATCCTGAGTTTCCAACTCCTGATGCGACTGTGCAGGAGATGTTAACCGGACCTAGAGCGCCATCGCTAGTAGAAAACATAAAACAAGGTGATTTAGGTATTGCCGGATTGCAAGTTTTAGGCGGTTTAGGGGATTTAATACCATTTATTGGCCCTGCATTGTCCGCGCCTTTGCTCGCCGCTAAGGCAAACCGTATAAAATTTAGCCGAGGCAGGGTTCCTAAAGATGCGAAAGGCCATGCAGTTCCTAATGAGTTGTTAGTTAAAGGTAAAGGGGAAAAACCTACGATACCTGTGGTTCAAAAATTCACGCCGCAAAATAAACAACAAGTCCTACAGAATATTGATGAGGTTAAAGCGAAGAATTCTCAGGCATTGGATTCGCCGCGGCGTTGGGTGACAATGGAGGACAAGGCATTTGGCGGTGATTTTGTGCCAAGTCCACCGCTTGAGGCGATTAATTATCGACAGCGCCCAGAATTATTGGCTGAAAAATTAGATAAGTTAACGCCAGAGCTAAAAGCAGGTGTTGATGAAGGCTTCGGCTACGTCAAGGATATTAAAAATATTTATAACAGCGGTTTATCTGATCCGTCATTAACGGGTCGCTTGATGTTATGGGGCATACTCTCGCGTGGCGCGGGGCCAGTACAACAAGAATCCGCGTTTCTAGATATCTTAGATAATGCAAAACCGTTGATCGAAAAGGCAAGTCGCGGCGATTTAACTGATGATGATTTAGTTGCATGGAAGAAAAGTGTCGGTCAGACAATACCTGAAGGATCGCCCGGCAAACAAGTCACGATGAACGCGAATGAAGCGGGTAGATTATTAAAAGCTTTGAATAACAGTGTCGGGGACGAGACAGTTTTAAATCGTTTACATGGTTTGATGGCTGATCCTAATGTATCAGGGCGTCAATTTAGACGTGAATTTTTTAATTTAACTGACTCGCCTGGAATAGATAACAAGGTTGTTAGTTTTATTGGATTAGTCGGTGGTAAAGATGACATGCTTGTCATGGATAGAATCCAATCACGCCACCTATGGAATGATGGAAGATTTGGTGATAAAAATATTTATGACGGGTTAAATATTGGCGCAGGTAAAGGTGGATTAAGCGCTATCCTAAAAGGCCCGCGTGGCTTATTGTTGACTGAAGCTTTGGAAGATGGATTAAACGATACAGTCAAACAAGCATACACTATGGTAGGAAGACCTGAAGACGCCTCTATCGGTCGGATGCATTGGGAAACTTGGGTTATCGAAGGTAACCAAGCAGTATCTCACTCCACTTTGCAATCAGTAAAAAGAGGTAGTACCATAGGCGGTTCCGTCACGGAAGGTAAGCCTGGTACGTTTTCTTCAGGTTCAACCTACCGCATGACGGTTAACGGGCCAGTCGTTGAATACCCATTGTCAGATGGCAGTGTGGCTAGAATGACGCCTGAAGTGATGAAGGATTTTTTGAGTGCTGTCAAAAGTCCTAAATCGGGCATCTTACCAAAAGGTTTTAGGGTTACAGATGCAAAAGACAAACCCTGGTATCAATTGCCAGGAGTACAAAGGGAGAAGTTAGATGAGCTTGCAAGACAATTCGAAAACGCAAAACCCGACGGAAGTCTTCGATCGGGCGCTAAGAGGACTCAGCAAAGTGGGGACACCGTTTCTCAGCGAAGAGGAGACTTCCTCAGAGCTATCAGAAGCGAGCGCGCAACCGGACGGGTTTCGGGACGGGCTGATGAAATCGATTATGGAGGACAATCCGGGCCTTACATACGAGGAGTTAGATCAACAGATGGCGGAGTCGGGCTTCTAGATCTACAGCCTAATCCTAGACTTGTTGAAGAATATCAATATGCGGGTTTAAATAGCCCGCGTATTTCACAAATCGAATCTTCCGCTAACGCGGAAAATTATAATCAGGCAATGACGGCTTCCTTAGCCAATAAAGCAATTGCACCACAAGTCGAAATAAAATCACCTCAAGAGTTAGCAAACATGCGCTTGTTTCAAACAGAATCAGGCAGTGGTTTTGCAATTAAAAATGATGGCGATATTGTCGCGGTTTACGCATCCCCTAATGAACCACCTCGTGGCTCTTACTCCATGTTGGAAGCGGCTGTAGAGGCCGGCGGCAGAAAATTAGATGCTTTTGATACTTACTTGCCAAAAATTTATGAAACGGTTGGATTTAGACCTGTATCAAAACTTGCTTGGAATGATGAGTTTTCGCCGCCTGGTTGGGATAAAAAAGTATTCGGTAAATATAACAAAGGTGAGCCTGATGTCGTGTTCTTTGTATACGATCCAGATTACGTCGGTCAGGGAGGCGCCGCAAAATTAAAATATAGCGATAGTTATGATGAAGCGGTTGCTGTGCAAGATAAAGAGATGGCAAGAATCAAACCGCGAGTTGATGAAGTATTGGAAGGAATCAAGCCACAAAGCATGGCGGCGGGAGGCAGAGCAGACAGTGATCTAGTCAAAGGAATCATGGCGATTCAAAATAAAGCCAACGGCGGCGTGGTTGATGATATGGAGGCAGGCGTCATGGCTTTGAATAAAAAAGACTTTGCTCGCGGTGGTCAAAAAGTTATATCTAAAATGTTAGGTATTAGTGATGTGGAATTAGAATGGGCTGAAAGTCAAAGGGACCGTTATCCAGAAGAAGAGGCGGTGCACGGTAAAGGTGATGCGGCCGCGCACTTAGCCCTTGGATACATAACGCAAGACTCACCATTACAACAATTAGGCATTTCCGCTAGAGAGATGGGTAAAGATAGACGAGAGTCTAGAATGGACCGTTTTAACAATCGTTTAGGATCTCAAATACAAGCAGACAACTTTGCTGATGCGGAGCAACAGATTGATCGATTGATCGATAGTGGTGCCGCACAATACGTAGATATTACACAGCCAATGCCCGATCCTGAAACTATGGGCATCATGTCAATCAAATAACCGATCTTCCTTCCACAGATTAATAATATATTTAGCTTCCGCGCCGATGTTGTGCTCTCGCAACAACGCCCTCTTTAATATAGCTTGAAGCTTTTTATCCTTGATGTCCTTACCGCTAATAATCAAGGCATAGTCTAAGGTTCTAAAGTATTTATCCATTTTAAATACCTTCCTCTAGTCTTCTAAGATGTTCGGTTATAAAAACAACAGTTGCTCTGTTCCCATACTCATCTACCTCTACCCTTGCAACGTGTGCAGGACATGTGTCTAACCAATCTTGAAAAACTTTGTCATCTAAATCAAATATCTCTTTCATAATTGCCTTCTCCCTTTGTTTGTAACATAATTGTACACGTTTGCAATACGACACGCAATACTATAAAATACAATTTTAAAAGGGAGGTAGTAATGGAATATTCACATTTAGATATGTTACAGGAAGATTTAGAGGCGGTGGGAAAACACGTTCACGCTTGTGAGTCTCATGATTTTCCAGTCATTGCAAGTTTAATATCTTTTCATATTGATCGTGCTATAGAAGCTTTGAAAAAACATAAAATAGAATCATCGCAATGAAACAGTTCCGCATAGACAAAAATGTGCCGATAGAGACGATCAACCGTTCAAAGCATAAAACTACGATTGATAAAATGGAGACAGGTGATTCGGTATATTTTTGGAAATTAAATAAAGCACGATCTTTTCAGACAGTAATTAATCGTCATGGCTTTCACTCAGCACTCAGAAAGACAGATGATGGTTGGAGAGTTTGGAAACTAGATAAAAGAGATAATTGAATATGATTAGTAATAAAGCAAAAATGAAAAAAGTATTTTTCAACCGCGTACGTCGTACGTGTTTAAAATACGACTTGGACATCGAGTATGATGGCGCACCCAAAAACTACAACGCGGTATACATCATGAAAGACGGTAAGATTATGTTTGCTGATCGTAGAGAAGATGATTTGCCGCTTGATATCAACTGGCAACGCCTGCATGAAGAGATGTTTAATTATGGATTTGTAGGAGGTGTTAAGTGAAACCGTTACGTGTAATCAACAACATCTACGGTTACGTGCGTGTATCAACACAGGAACAAGTGAAGAGTGGCGTCTCATTGCGTCAGCAACAAGATGCCATCTCTGCTTTTGTCAAAGAAAAATACAATCGCAAGGTTACTGAGTTTTTTATCGATGATGGCGTATCGGGTACAAAACCTATTTTAGAGCGTGCCGGATCTCGTGAGTTGACCAACTCCATAGATCGTAATGATGTAGTGGTAGCAACACGATTAGACCGCTTGTCTCGAAATGCTAATGACCTATTAGGCATCATACCGAATCTTGAGGACGTAGGTATCACGTTGTTTTTCTGTGAGCAGTTTGGTGAAGTGCCGATTGTTTATCCTAGGCCAGAGAACGCAAAAGGCTTACAGCGTCGTTTTGATATGAATGATATGGCTAATAAAATTATGTTGATGGTCTTATCAGCGGTTGCTGAGATAGAGCACGCAACGATAGCTGATCGTTTTGCTGAGGGTAAATGTGATTGGGCATCGCGTGGTTACTTTATTGGCGGCTCTGTGCCTTATGGTTTTAGAGTGGTTGAGGAGACTCACGGCAACAAAACACGTAAGTTTTTAGAGCCAATACCGGAAGAGCAAGAGATTATAAAGACAATCTATGCACTACGTGCGCGTGATAAAAAAGAGAAGGCGATATCAAAAGAAGTGCATGCTTTACACGGTGTAGAGTTGTCCTGGCAGAAGATTAAAAAAATACTCAATCGAAAAATACAGGGTATGCCGCAACACGCTTTTTAGGTATTATGCAGTTATGGAGGACGCTCTATGACTGCTAAAGAACTAATAGAACAAACAATTAAAGAGATTGAAGAATCACTGCCCACTGATTTCATGACCGATGCGACACGAGACATTATGACTCGTGCAGTTGAGAATCTTAAAAAAGCATTAGAAGAAATCGATGGCTAACATCAACGGGTGGGGCCGTGGTAGTTGGGGTGAAGGCGCATGGAATGCGGTTTTACCTGTCACTTTAACCGGATTATCTAGCACCGTTAGTGTTGGATCGGTTTCTGTTGTCGCCAAAGCAAATGTCACACCGACCGGACAATCAGCAACCACATCACTTGGTGCCGTCACAACAGTCGCACAAGCGATTGTTAATTTAACAGGTCAAGCATCAACACTTGGTATTGGCTCTGTTACCACAACCGCCGATGCGAATATTACGCCGGCAACACAAGTTATTACCTCTGCACTTAGCACCGCGCTAACTATTACCGGTAAGGCCAATGTTTCTGTCACAGGACAAAGTGCTACAGCCGCAACGGGCACAGCAACTGTTGATGCAGAGGCAAACGTAACAGTTGCAGGTTTCGGACTCACAAGCGCACTTAGCACTGCACTTACGATCAATGCGAAAGCAAATGTCACATTACCGACACAAAGCATCACATCTAGTTTAGGCACTTCAACAGTTGTTGCTAAAGCAATTACAAACTTACCTGTTATCTCAGGATTATCGGCTAGTTTGGGATCGGTTACGACAACTGCAGATGCTAATGTCACAGCCCCAACCTTTGGATTATCAAGCGCTCTAGGTGCGCCGAATATTATTGGAAACAACAATATTTCGGTAACAGGTCAATCTATCACGTCAGGGCTCGGTGATGTATCGACAATTGCTCAAAGTATAGTAAACTTAGATGGATTGGAAAGTAGCGTTTCACTTGCCAATGTTTTAGTATATGGAGAAATAGGAACGGATCAAACACCTAATTATGCAGAGGTGGATACGTCACAAACAGCATCGTTGAGCGATATCAGCACGTCACAGACAGCAAATCTTTCAACGATTAGTACGTCGCAGACGCCAAGCTTATCAGAAGTAAGCACGTCACAGACGCCAAATTATGAAGAGGTAGCATAACGAGGACAAATTATGGCAACTTTTGTAAATGATTTAAGACTAACCGAACTCGCCACCGGTGAGGGATCTGGTACCTGGGGTGATACTACAAACACAAATCTTGAATTGATTTCAAGCGCGATGGGTCATGGATCTGAGGCAATTGCGAATGCATCAACTCATACAATTACAATGGCAGATGGTGCGGACGATGAGTTTAGATCTACGTTTTTAAGGCTTACGGGCGGTGGACAAGCGTGTACCGTCACATTAGCGCCCAACACGTTGTCTCATACCTGGATTATGCGTAATGAAACAAATTCAACGCTTACGCTAACGCAAGGATCGGGTGCAAATGTTGCTATATCAGCAGGTCAAACAAAAATAGTTGCCACTGATGGCGCCGGATCTGGTGCGGTTGTTTATGAGTTGGATGACCTGGAGCTTGCGGGAAATATGTTGATTGGCGGCACATTAGGCGTAACTGGTGTTGTCACTGCGAATGCCGGTGTTGTCGTTGATAATATTACAATAGATGGTACGGAAATAGACTTATCCTCTGGCGATTTAACGATTGACGTTGCAGGAGATATTATCCTTGATGCTGATGGTGGTGAAGTTGTTTTCAAAGATGGCGGAACTTCTATTGGTCATTTAAAAAACTCAAGCTCTGACTTTATTGTGCAAGCTTTAGTAGCTGATAAAGACATTATTTTTAAGGGAAGCGATTCTGACGGTGAATCTGTAGTTACAGCCTTAACTCTTAGTATGTCACAGGCAGGTACAGCGACATTTAATCACGATATAAAGCTAGGAGATGGTGGACAAGCAGTATTTGGTAGCGGTGACGATGCTACAATTTTTCATGATGGAAGTAATTTTAGATTAAAAGCGACTACAGGCGCCTTTAATATACAGACAGATGATTTTCAGATAACAGATAGTAGTAATGCGGCTTTGCGTTTTAGAGTAGATGCAGATGGTGCAACAGATATTCGTCATAATGGTTCCACTAAACTTCAAACAACCTCTAGTGGAATTCAAGTTACAGGAAATATAAGCAATGCTTCAGGTGACTTAACATTAGACGTTGCAGGAGATATTAGTCTTGATGCAGACGGTGGAGACATTAGATTAAAAGATGGTGGTACTGAGTTTCTTCAAATATTTAACAATAGTACAGATGCTCACATTTATAATGCTAATCAAGATAAAGACATTTTAATACAAGGTAATGATGGAGGCTCTACAGTAACAGCGGTGCAATTTGATATGAGCGCCGCAGGAGCCGCTACGTTTAATTCTAGTATTGATTGTGCAAATATAACGTCAACTGGAACCATCAATATGAATAGTGATGGTGCTACATTATTCTTGGGTGCTGATATCGATATGCGTTTGGCTCATG